CAAGACGGTGATGGCGATCTTTATTATTTCATCTATGTGAATGGCAAACAAATGTTTTACGCCACTAAATCGGGAGTGTATGAGGACAAGTTAGGTAGCAGGATTAGTTCTGCTTTGTTGGATGAGCATAAAAAAGCCACTGCACAGATGTTTGATTCGGATGATGAAGATAATGAAGAGTCTTCATTTGTACCAGATGAAGACTCTAATTTTAAAAAACCAAACAATCCAAATCGTACGGGGAAAGGTTAATCATGAAAAGTTTAAAAGACTACATAGCTGAAACTGAGATAGCAAATGGCAATGCACAACCAGTTGAATCAGTTGCCATGGCATCTACGCCGGTTGTAGAAAGTGCATTAAACGAATCTGATACTACATTTGACCATATCTGCAGAACATTCAAGCGTGATGTCAAGGATTTCCAAACTACTGGTGAACTGAGCGAACATCTTTATGATGCGTTATATGATTACTATCAAGACGACATGCCATATGGTACTAAGAAAGCTCGTGACGGAGATCCATATCAGTGGATTGGTGATCAATTCTATAAAGATCTAGGTGGCCAAAGTGATACCAGCATTGCTGAAATGGTAAGACTAGCAGGTTTGCCAACAACGCAGGACGAGGGAATTGAAGATGTTCCGGCATTTATGCGCAAAGGTAAGCCTGGGGTATTCCCGGCACCTATCATGCCGCGGCCGGACACTAAAATCAAACATTCGCCTGTACGTCCAGAAAATATTCCAGCAGTAAATCGTGCAGGTCCAGTTAGCCTAGATCAAGTACGCGATAACAGCGACAAGATGAGTGATTTAGTAACCTTGCGCCGCATGGCTGGATTGCCTGATCGTCCGGAGCACGGATCTCCTTTATAATGAAGTCGCATGAGTTTATCACTGAGCTAAGTGTTAAGCCAGCTGGCAAGTTAAATCCACATGTGGATGACGCTCATCAAGGTTCTATACTCATGCGTGACCGGGGCGGCACTGATCGCACATATCATTTAAATCGTATCATGATGGCTGCTGCTATTGCCGACGGCAAAAGCAAGAAAGCAGTAGACATGGATTCTAGTAGCTTTGTTGAAAAATATAATGTAGCATTTCCTTATACTGATGAAGAGCACATGATGGTGTTCCAAGCAATGGCCACTATTCCCACTGACAGCGGCGAATTATCAAAACGTGCTAAGAGTAAAGAACCTGACGATACAAATAAAACAAGCCCCATGGTCAAGCGTAAGCGCAATCAATACGGGGTTTAACATGAAAATGATGCGTGTCACTGCGGCTATGTTTAATGAACAGGAGCCAGCAATACCAGATGCAGTACTAAGCGAAAGCGATCCAATACAGCATCTTAAACGCATGGCTGGATTGCCAACTGACAATCACAGTGCAGATGATTCTGGCAGAATGAGCCCAGTGGGAAACATAGCTGGTCCCAGCAATAAACAACGCCGCGAATTAGAACGAGAATACAATATAAAAACTGGAACCCCCGAATGGTTCCGTCTATGGTTTGCTAAACCGGATCTCACAGGAGAGGAACCAGTAGATCCCGAGACTAAGCCCAGCCGTTGACTGCGGCGTCGCCAATGCCCAGGTACTTGTTCCAGGTTGGGTGACCAATGTGAAATGCGCAATTGCGCCACTGCCCAATTAGATTGTAGTAATCCGGCTTGAATGGTGCTCGAATGGGTTTGAGCAACTTGCTGCCTTTGCGATGATTACAAGACTTACAAGCAGTTACACTATTTTCCCAAACAGTCTTACCACCACTGCTACGTGGAATCACGTGGTCTAGGGTTAGATCATTGGTACTAAATGTATCTGCACAGTATTGGCATTGATATAAATCGCGCAGGAATAAATTAGCTCTGCTGAACTTTACAGCTTTTTTATAGTTAAAATATTCCCTGGTAACGCAAACACTGGGCATTTCAATCGTGAGGTGCTCACTACGTATTTGCTGATCTGGGTAGGTTTCAATCACTGTAACTCTATCCAAAAACATAAGTTTAACGGCATGCTGCCAGCTAACTACGCTAAGTGGTAAGATTGAAATAGGATTGAAATCGCTGTTGAGTAAGAGAGTTTGTGACATAAGTATATTTAACAAAGAAATCTGATTGATTTTAACATATTATAGGATAATTGTCAATGGCTAACTCATTAGAAAACGTACTAGTTAAAAAACCCAACAGGGCAGAATCCTATACCGAAACACAGGTACGTGAAGTACTGCACTGCTCAAATCCTGTCACGGGTCCACAGTATTTTCTTGACCATTTCTTTTATATCCAACACCCTACACGCGGTGGTATTAGGTATGTACCTTATGAATATCAATGCCGACTGGTGGATTCTTATCATAGGTATAGGTACAGCATCAATTTAATGCCGCGCCAGACTGGCAAATCAACCACAGCAGCCGGCTACCTACTGTGGTACGCCATGTTTGTACCCGACAGCACTATTCTAGTAGCAGCACACAAGTACACAGGTTCTCAAGAAATCATGCAGCGTATCCGGTATGCATATGAATCAGTGCCAAATCATATACGTGCAGGTGCAATTGATTACAACAAAGGCAGTCTGGTATTTGATAACGGAAGCCGTATTGTCAGTGCTACAACTACAGAAAATACCGGTCGTGGTATGAGCATTTCTTTGCTTTATTGCGATGAGTTTGCCTTTGTTCGTCCCACTATTGCTAAAGAATTCTGGACTAGTATTAGTCCCACCCTGGCCACTGGTGGTAAATGTATAATTACCAGTACCCCCAATAGTGACGAGGACCAATTTAGTGAAATTTGGCACAAGGCCAATAAGTGTATAGACGCTCACGGCAATCCCACTGAGTTAGGTACCAATGGTTTTAAGGCATTCCGCAGTTATTGGGAAGAGCATCCAGACCGTGACGAGCAATGGGAATCAGAGCAGCGCAGTCAATTGGGAGAAGAACGCTTTGAGCGCGAAATGAATTGTAAGTTTTTAATCTTTGACGAAACATTGATCAACTCATTTTGTTTATCTGCTCTTGAGGGGGTTGATCCCATGTACAAGCAGGGACAGGTGCGTTGGTTCCAAAAACCCAAGTCTGGGCATCAGTATCTAGTAGCACTAGATCCCAGCTTGGGTACAGGTGGTGATCCTGCTGCTATACAAGTACTAGAGCTGCCCAGCTGTATACAGGTAGCCGAGTGGCAACATAACAAAACCAAAGTACAGCAGCAGGTAGGTATACTCAAAGAAATCTGCCAGTTTATCTATGATGAAATACGAACCGAAACAGACATATACTACAGTGTAGAAAACAATACCCTAGGCGAAGCTGCACTAATTACAATTAGCGAGTTGGGCGAAGAAAACATACGTGGTACGTTTATGAGCGAACCGGCTAGAGCAGGACACAGCAGGACCTATCGCAAGGGATTTACTACCACAAACAAAACCAAACTAGCAGTCTGCGCCAAGTTCAAAAACATGCTGGAAATTAAAAAGTTAACTATCAACAGTAGTAACACTATTAGTGAACTCAAGACTTTTGTAGCAGCCGGGTCTGGTTATTCTGCCAAAATAGGCGAAACAGACGACTTGGTCATGGCTTTACTGCTGACTATACGCATGATTTCGGTCCTGCAGAACTATGATCCCAAGTTGGATGCTAGACTACGTGAAACCGGCGAAGACATGATAATGCCTATGCCGTTTGTTATGATTTAAGATAAATATTCTTATGCGCGAACTAAACAAAATATCCCAAGACCTTTTTGACCTGATCAGGTCAAGATTTGAACATGTTAGCATTGGTGACGAATCTTCACAGAGCACAGACAATCCTGAAGACGCCAGATTCTTCAACTTTGACTATGTGACTCGCGATGGTAAAAATTATGGCAACATCACCATGACACTAGTGGATGATTTGTCTCTTAAGATATTGTTTAGCAAAAAAATTACAAATGATCTTGAACCGGATGAAAAAGCCAATTGGTATGAATTCCTTAAGAACCTACGTGGGTTTGCTAAACGCAATATGCTGCGATTTGATGTACGAGATATAACCCGTAACAATTTGCAGGTTAGGGATTTAAAACATGTGAGTCAAGTCAGTGGTGCTATGGATGCAGATGACTTGACCGAAAGCCGTATGTTTGGTAATACACGTAACAGCTATCAAGACATTGGTGCGGTTAAATTGTTAGTACGCCATACCGGGCATATCAACCTTGAAGAACACGGTGCTCGCACACGTAATGTCGAAAGTATCTTTGTTGAGACTCAACTTGGTGAACGGTTCTTGTTACCTTTTAAACGCCTGCCTGAAGCTAGAGCAATGGCACGCCATATTTCAAACGGCGGTATTATACAAGACGAGATTGGGCAGCACATAGTAGAAACTGTAGGTGAAATGTCCAGTATGCGTGTATTTGTTCGCAACATGAAGCACAGAGTATTTGAAGATTCTGAGACCAGCAGCATGGTAGAAGCAGCAATAGAACGTTATACTGAGTTACGTACAAATCTTGTACACATGAGCGGACAGCAAGGTTATCGTCGTGTACAAGAAACTTTAAAAACACAAGCACCAGCAATTATGGAAGATGAGTTTGATCTAGATCAACTCAAGGAGCGTTTTGTTAAACGGGTATTTGATGATCGCCTAAGTGAGGCATTACCGCATGTATATCGTGCATACCGAAATCGCCAACGTGCCATGGAGAATGCCTATGTGGCTGAATTTGACACCTGGGCCAACAATATCACCGAAGGCCATTGGGCCTTGCCCGACAGTGATGTGCGTCAGGAAGATCTAGCAGAAATAATGAGTAAGCCATTGGCAGCTGGCACCAATGGCGCAGATGCTATTACAGCTATTGGTGATATCATTGGGTCAGACACACTGAATGATGATATATATGATTTTGCCAACGAACAAGGTCCCGAGGCAGATTCGCGAATAGTAATAATCAGTTGGTTGCGTAGTAACAACTATGACCAATTGGCTGATCAATTTCAGGACTTGGTTGACCCTGCTCAGGCTGACCCAACACAGCCCAATCCAAATCAATTGACGCCACAGGCTAACATGCCCGGACCACAGAGCCCACAACAGGCCACTAGTGGAGCAGTGCCCGCGGTGACTCCACCAATGCCAACTGAAAGCATAGACCATATGCTACGTCTTGCTGGTTTGAGTAAAAAAGTCTAAATTTCTCTTGCAATCATAAATACATTTGTTATATACTAGCTGGGTGCTAGTGTGTATCTAGGCACATAAAGACCATCTTAACTTATAAAGGAAATTCATCATGGCAACATCTTTAGCAGAAATTCGCGCAAGACTTCAAGCAAACGAAGGCCGTACAGGCAAAAACCAGAGCAGTGGTAGTGACAATGCGATCTACGCACACTGGAACATCCCAGAAAATGCAAGCACCAAAGTAAGGTTCCTCCCGGATGCAGATTCCAAGAACACCTTCTTCTGGATTGAACGTGCAATGATCAAATTGCCGTTTGCGGGCATTAAGGGGCAATCGGATTCTAAACCGGTTACTATTCAGGTTCCCTGTGTAGAAATGTGGGGCGAGGCTTGCCCAATACTAGCAGAAGTTCGTGTTTGGTTTAAAGACCCAGCACTAGAAGACATGCGTCGTAAATATTGGAAGAAGAAGAGCTACTTGTTTCAGGGCTTTGTACGTGAAAACGCACTCAGCGATGACGCTGCTCCAGAAAACCCAATCCGTCGATTTGTGATTAGTCCACAGATTTTCAACATCGTCAAAAGCGCACTTATGGACACTGAGATGGAAGAAATGCCTACAGACTACACACGTGGTTTGGACTTTACTATCAGCAAAACCAGCAAAGGCGGTTATTCTGACTACAATACCAGCAAATGGGCACGTAAAGAAACTGCACTAACCGCAGCCGAGCACGAAGCAGTTGACAAGTTTGGACTGTATAACCTGGCAGACTTCTTGCCCAAGAAGCCCAACGAAGTTGAACTCAAAGTTATCAAGGAAATGTTTGAAGCTAGTGTCAACGGAGAGCCCTATGATGCAGTGCGTTGGGCTGCTTACTACAAGCCATATGGCTTGAAAACTGATGGTACCGCACCTGCAGCACATGGCATCACCGACGATGACATCCCTGCATTTACTCGTGCTGCTGCACCTGTAGTAGATGACGAGGATCTTGCTCCAGTAACATATGTAGCAGCGCCAGCACCAGCTGGTGGCAACAAAAAGGCTGAAGACATTTTGGCCATGATCCGCAGTCGTCAGAAGTAAAAACAAGGCCAGGGCCTCTGCGGGTTGATCACCGTACGCCCTGGTTATCTATTAGGAGTAAAGTATGGCCAAGCCATTCGACGTTTCCAAGTTTAGAAAAACTATCACCAAAGCCATTGACGGTATTGGCTTTGGATTTAATGATCCCACAGACTGGATCAGTACAAACAATTTTGCATTGAACTATCTGATCTCGGGTGAGTTCAACAAAGGTATTCCCCTAGGCAAAGTAACAGTATTTGCTGGTGAATCGGGGGCAGGCAAGAGTTTTATCTGTAGTGGTAATCTTGTCAAGAATGCACAAGCACAAGGTATCTATGTGATCTTGATTGACACCGAGAACGCACTGGATGAAAAGTGGCTACACGCATTGGGTGTAGCCACCACAGAAGACAAATTACTAAAACTCAACATGTCCATGATTGATGATGTGGCTAAAATGATTAGCGAGTTTGTTAAAGAATATAAAACTATTGCAGAAACTGATCGTCCTAAAGTGCTGTTTGTATTAGACAGTCTTGGTATGATGTTAACCCCCACTGACGTTAATCAATTTGAAGCAGGTGATATGAAAGGTGACATGGGTCGTAAGCCCAAAGCACTAACAGCATTGGTTCGTAATTGTGTTAATATGTTTGGTAACTTGAACTTGGGGCTAGTATGTACTAATCATACATACGCAAGCCAAGACATGTTTGATCCAGATGACAAGATTTCGGGCGGACAAGGTTTTATCTACGCAAGTAGTATTGTGGTTGCCATGCGCAAGCTCAAGTTGAAAGAAGACGAAGATGGCAACAAGATATCAGAAGTAAAAGGTATCCGGGCTGCTTGCAAGATCATGAAGACACGCTATAGCAAACCTTTTGAAAGCGTACAGGTCAAGATCCCTTACGAAACAGGCATGAATCCTTATTCAGGATTGACTGATTTGTTTGAAGGTCGTAGTCTTTTAAAGAAGGAAGGCAATAGTTTGGTATATACTACTGCTGATGGTGAAATTATCAAGAAGTTCCGCAAAGGGTGGGAACGTAATGATGATGGTTGCTTGGATCGGGTTATGGTAGATATTGAAACCAATCCTGGTCAAGCACAAACTGTATCGGTAACAGTTGAAGAAACGGAAGAATCATGACATTAGAAGTTGATGCACTAATTGAGACCTACACAGTTCTCAAAGAATATATACCTGCCAAAGAACGACAAGCAGCTGCCGACGCCTTAATGAGCGTTATGGTAGATGTGCTAAATGATATTGACTTGAAAGAGTTGGTATCTGTTGATTCTTACCTACGCCGCAGCCATGAAGAATATGCTAACGATGGCGATGGCGATGGTGACGAAGAATATACTGACTACGAAGACTGAGCATGTGGTATAACCGTGTAGTTGGTGATATCAACCAACTGGCGCCATTCATCTCTTACTACGAAGCTGAGTTAGAAACTGCCAAACGCGAAGTGCATATCTTTGGTGTAGTGGAAAAGAATATTTCTAATTTGCCAGGCACTACCGAACAAAGGTTTAACCAGCTACAAGAAATTGAAGCTGTGTTAAACTTTTTAAACATACAGTTAAGGAAGATACGACGTCGGTATTTCCAAAAGTATCTGGAAGGGTATCAACGTGCGCTAACCAGCAGAGATGCCGAAAAATACGTAGATGGCGAGGACGAAGTAATTGATTACGAGACCATTATTAATGAAGTGGCTCTCTTGAGAAATCGTTGGTTGGGCATCATGAAAGGGCTTGAAAGCAAGAATTTCATGCTAGGACATGTGGTTCGCTTACGTGCAGCTGGCATGGAAGATATCACAATCAACTAAATTCTGGTTGACACTACCCCAAAACTGTGTTATAATAAATACATGCTTAATACCATGCCAAAATGCTATCAACTGATTGGAGTGCCGGCCTCAGGTAAAAGTACTTGGATTAAGAATCAAGACTGGGCGCTGGGCCTAACCATAGTGTCTACAGATGTGTTTGTAGAAGATTATGCTAGATTCCAAGGCAAAACTTATTCCGAAGTGTTTGAAGAATACATGCCTGAAGCAATTGATCTAATGATTGAACAAGTTGTAAGAGCACGTGAACATGATCATACAATAATTTGGGATCAAACTAGCACCACGGTTAAAAGTCGTGCTAAGAAGTTTCGCATGTTGCCTGACTACGAGCATATTGCTGTAGTATTCCGCACCCCGCACCGAGATGAATTGGATGTGCGACTAAGTGGGCGCCCGGGCAAGCATATCCCCAAAACTATCATTGATGGCATGATCGAAAACTGGGAAGAGCCCACCAGGGAAGAAGGCTTTACAGAAATCTGGTATGCCACTTGACAGCATTGTAAATCACTGCTATAATTAATCAACTAGGAGATTGTTATGCCATATATTACTACACAAGTTAAAGTAGATGTTGACCTTAGTGAGTTGGAAACTGCAGATCTACTTGAAGAATTAGAAAGTCGTGGAAAATTACCCACAACTAGTGAAGAATTAGTAGAGCAAATTTGGATGCGGCGCCGCAATGGTCAAAACTATGATGCTCCATTAGATCAATTGATCTATGCTGTAACTGGTCACATAATTTAATACTGGAGTTGCTATGGCAGGCTGGGGTACAATTCGAAAGATTCGAGATCTTGAAGAACGTGCAGAACTTCTTGGTATGCGGTTTACTGCATATCAACATGATAGTGTGTACGGTGAGAATATAGCATTAATTCCCAAAGATCAGGATGCGTTGCCTATCTACAGACGTGATGCTGTGTTGTTTGCTGGCTCACTAGAAAGTGCCGATCAGTTCATGCAAGGCATACTATGGGCTCGGAATTACGATAGCATGGTGATAGATAAGAACATTGACGCCAAGCGAACCCGTAAAGAGCAAGATGAACGCAACAAGCAATTGGTAAAGATATTAAAAGATGAAAAACTAAATTTGGTAGATGTATAAGGATCTTGTGTGATAATTTATTTAGACATGGATGATGTAGTAGCAGATTGGATGCCAGCAGCCCGGGCTATTGTTAATCGTAATTGGGAATACGGCGAACGTATTCCAGATGAAGATTGGAACAAGGTCAAAGCCAAGCAACGTTTCTATCGTGACTTGCCCCTCAAGCCGGGTTCAACCGACCTAGTAGAATTCTGTTGTGATGCTGTTTTTGCTGGCCGTGCAGATGGAGTATTTTTCCTGACAGCCCTACCGCATGATTACAGCGTACCTTATGCAGCACAAGACAAAGTTTGGTGGGCGCATGAACGTTTCCCCAATATTCCTGTGTTCTTTGGCCCATTTAGTCACGACAAATACAAACATTGCCAACCTGGTGATATTTTAATTGATGATCGTACCAGTAATTGTGTAGAATGGGAAAACGCTGGCGGACACGCACACATCTATCGTACATGGGCAGCGTGCCAGCCGTGGCTCGAGGCACAGCTAAAATGATTAATCTGAATTTTTCAATTGAATATCCGTTCAGTGATCGCTTTAAAATATTGGCTTCAACTAGCAAGATGCTTACTCAGCACAAAGCAGTTGAAGCCAATATTTACGGTACAGCAAATATTATTAAATTATTATTGACATATTCAATTAGACAAGATCACGCTGGGATACGTATAGAATTTGGACTGTTTGGTTACGAATGCGAATTGTACATTTACGACACTCGGCACTGGGACTACGAAAATAATTGTTGGAACAAACATACAGACCATTAAATACTAGGTGGACTTTCAAACAACAGCAAGAGAACTGTTAGACGAGTGGGAACTGTATCGTACAGCCCGCCCTCGCGAGCATGTGCTCAGCATACAGTTTGATAAAGATCAATTGGGTAACTGGGCATTGCAACTGCGGCGGGCCATGATGTGGGGCAGCGCAGTTGAACTGGCTGAATCCTGCCATCAATTTGATCAACGACTAACACGATTCAAAGACAACATAGTGATTGAACTGTTGACAAACGGGTCAGTCTAAGCATAAATACTTTATAACAGGTAATCATGCCATGACCGATATAAGAAAATTAATCAACCTCATTAAAATAAATGAATCTGCGGTAGACGATCGTCAGCTGGCACATCTTAAAACCATTATTTCGGGAAAAATCAAAGAGCTGCCACCAGATGATGGCACTATTAAAGCACTCCGCGAGATAGAAGATTTATTACGTCATGTCAATGCTGGCGGAAAACTGGGAATGATAAACGGCGAGTTAGAAAAAGTTGATGATCCCACTGTACATGCAGCACAGAAAGATTTGGCCCGTTACCTGTTGAGCATGGAGATGACCCCAGAGCAGCGTGAAGATTTGTTTAGTCTATGGCGCAGCGACAAGTTGGTTAAACACAATGTATTGACCAAAATAGGTAAAAGTGATTTTAGCAAAATCATTACCAACTACGACAAAAATCCAGCCATTAAAGAATTCGTTAACGACATGATGCGTATATCTGCGCTGGGTCAAGGTAAAGGCGAGTTTGGCCTCAATGTGCTCAGCAAGCGTATCAACAAACAAGAAGGCAAAGGCGACTTAAATATTGCCGGGCGATCAATTGAAGTTAAAACCACAGATGGCGGTGCCGGAAGATTTACTGATCAAGAAGTGCGCCCGGGCAATGGCTTTGAAAAAGTAGCACGTGAGTTGTTTGGGCTACTACAACCGTACCAAAAAAAGCTGACCAAGAGTGGTATGAACCTGGAAAACATCATCCAATTGGTTGAGATAATGAGCGGCAATCCTGACATGAAAAAAGAAGTAGCCAACATAGTGTCACTGATTGAAAAATCAGTTACTTTGATTTTTGCTGGTGAGGACGTCAGTAAAATACTAGCTGCTATCAAACAAGGTAATAGCAATCTGGCCAAGCAAGAGTATGCCAAGACCAGTTTTAACTATTATATGAATAAGAAAAACGACGAGGGTGTATTGTATATCAGCCTGGTCAAAGATCCTATAATGACTGTGTTCTTTAAAAACGCCAATGACCTTGCAGCCAGTGGATTAAGATTACATGCTGGTACCATTTACATCACCAGCGTAGATGATGTGCGCCTGCCTTATCCACAGTTGGAAATTGTTGATACCAGTGCAGGGCCATCGTACGATGACACCGAAGGTGGTGGGGTTGGTTCTGTAGGGGCCATGCCTGAACCAGAGATGCCAGACCCCGAAGCCAGCATGAGTGCAGATGCCATAACACCGCAAGCACCAGTTAACCCCAAACCCCTGGCAGACCGAATAGGTAGGACAAAAAGAGCTTGACAACCAGCTAAAGCTCTTGTATAATACACACAAGGGACCTTAGCTCATGTTGGTTAGAGCAGCGGACTCATAATCCGTTGGTGCTGTGTTCGACTCACAGAGGTCCCACCAAATACCCCAGACAATGACTTACACAACTTGGTCTACAACCAGCGACACTATCACAGCGGCAGAACTTGACAAGTTAGCTGCCTTTATCGATCAAGAAATCACCAACAGCACAGAACCTGCTGCTGCAAACATGGGATTGGCCTCCACAGCTGGTTTACTTTACAACATAACCAATCAACTACGTTGGCAGACCAACGTTGGCGCCATATATGTAGCAGAATATAATCAACATGTTGTAGCAGTCAGCTGTGTTGAATACTCTGAGAACACACGCACCTGGGCCATTGGTGGTATACGCACATGGATCTCTCCAGCGCATCGTATACAAAAGCTACCCGGCCGGTTCCTAGAACAACAGACAGAGTGGGCACGAGCACATGACTGCAATTTCATGCTGGTAACATTTAACGACTATAATAGAGCCTTGCACACCGCAGTGCGCCGCGGCCTGTACCGTGCCAGCCCGGGCTGGAGCATGTGGTGGGCAGACTGCCTAGCAGTTGCTGAGCAGATAACTATTCGTCACACACCACAGTGGTGTGTGATAAAACCCATACACTGCTGCGATAATCAGGTCAATTTGCAAGAATTAATTGCATGGGCACAGCTTAAATAAATAAATGATCAACAAGGAATATCATGAACGATACTGAAAAACTCGAATTAATCTGCCGGGGTCTACTAGAAGTTAGGGGAAAGCCGTTATTAACGGAGATTACTCCTGATACTACTCTTTCTGATGCTGGACTTGACAGTCTAGATTCAATTGAATTGCAGATGTGGCTTGAAGAGACGCTGACCCGTGAAATCCCGGACCCGGGCACGGCCCCGGTAGTATTTAAGGATCTAATGGCAATGCTTTGATATGGAATTTACCCTAGGTAATCATTTAAAATACTGGATTGAAGATAGACTATATGGTACAAGGGAACTGCCCACTGATCGTTATCGCGTAACAGTGGGAGCAGTAGATCCAGATCGCTTGCGCACCAGCAGCTGGCTTGAAGAACAATATCGCACAGCGGAAGCCGTGCGTGATCAATTTGGTAAAGATTTTGTGGTCATGTTCTCTGGAGGAACCGACAGCGAAATTGTGCTCAAGGCCTTCTTAAAAGTTGGAGTCCGGGCACGTGCCGTGTTTATACGTTTTGAAAATCGATATAACAATATTGATTATATCAATGCACAATTGGTATGCGAGAAATTAAACCTAGACCTGGAAACTGTTGATGTTAACATTCAGGAATTTTACAACAGCGGCGCTGCTGCTGAGTTTGCTGGAGAAATTGCCTGTAGACAAATGGCCTATCTCACCGTGTACAATCAAATTAGAAAAATAGGCTTACCATCAGTTATGGGCGGTGAAATGTTGTTGCGTCGACAAGTACCTGCGGATCAAGACAGTTTTTGGTACTATGTTATCCGTGAAAACGAAGATGCCAGTGCCATGCGCTTTAGCCTCAAATACAACATACCACTGGTCAATGAATGGTTTAGCTATACCCCAGAAATGATGGCGTACTATCTGCAACACCCTGTTATTGTTAAAATGGTTTCTGAAAGATTCAATTACAAACTGGGTAGTGTTAGCACCAAGAACTCAGTATTATATAACTACATGCCCAGCCTAGTACGCAAGGTCAAGTCTACTGGCTACGAAAAGTTGTTGGGATTCAATGAAGAAACCTATAACACATTAAATCAAACTCATGTGCGACGACTAGAATCCAGCTTGGATGGTATAGCTTTTACTGAGTTGTATAAACAATTAGGAATCAATAATGAAAATAGTTAAACTAACTGCAGACCATGCACAAGCTGCTAGACATTTATTTAATACCGAAAAGTACATGGGCGTTGAAGTAAACAACGAAACCTGGGGAACCAATGTACATTATTTTGCAAACTTGACCTATAATAGATTCACTAATGCCTATCTTACTGATCTTAAAAACTTTGGTGCTTATGGCGCTGTAGATGACTCAGGTGCTGTGCAGGCATTTGTTTGCTACTATACCAGTGTAGATGAACCCAGCTGGTATTACACTCTAGCTAGATCCAGTGGCGACAACCGGTTGATGAAAGATATATTGGATGTTATCATTGCCATGCAAGAAGCGCAGGGCAGAATGAAAGTTTACTCGTTAGTTAATTCTGACCATGCAAAAATATTACGTAGGCTATATTGGAGTGAACACAATAGCAATCGATATCATTACGTAGATGAATACCTAGTACCTGCTAAATACAAAACGTACTATAGTCGAGATTGGGAATTGTTATTCAAGCGCAGTCTGTTGCCCAGTGACACAATTGTTAGATGCAGTTTCTTAAAACAAGAATTTCGTACAGTACTACCAATTGGGGGCAACATATGATATTTGACTGGTCTGATAACGAAAATAAAGGTATATGGTTTGGCATGATACCAATGATGGTACTAGGTGCTGTCACAGTGGTATTATTTGCCACCGGAACAATTCCTCTGGTGTATCTTTGGGCTTCGTTGTTCATGTGGGTCATGATATCAGGACTAGGCGTAGCAGTAGGATATCATAGAGTTTTTAGTCATCGCACACATAAACTACCTGCCTGGAAAGAAAATATCATATTATGGTTTGGTGCCTTGAGCGCACAAGGATCTTCACTGTTTTGGGTAGCAGTACATCGTGGATATCATCATCCCTATGCAGATACTGAACGCGATGTACATAGTCCGGTGGTGTATGGTAAATGGCATGCGTTCCTGGGTTGGATTAACCCCGATACTTTTGCTAAAGTCAATCTCAAATACTCAATTGATCTGTTAAAGAAACCAAATTTTATTTGGTTCCACAAGTACAATTATGAGATACTATGGGGTACTCCGCTTGTTATTGCCTTGTTTGATTGGCGCTTGGCCATGGCTGCATGTTTCTTGCCTGGACTGGTTGGACTATTACAAGACAATTTAGTCAACGTAGTTGGGCATACTCGATTACTTGTTGGATATAGAAATTTTGAAACCCGGGATCAAAGCCAAAACAATTTTCTTTGGGGCTATTTTGGGTGGGGGCAAGGATGGCACAATAATCATCACGCTAAACCAGCCGAATACGACTTTGGTAAAGCGGTAAGTGGTAAGTGGTGGGAATTTGACCCGGCAATTATTTTTTTACCATTCTTGGGTAAACCCACTAGAAGCACTTGACACAGTATCAGAATCATAGTATACTGTGTTATTAACACTAACCAAGGTTTACTATGTTTGAATCAATTGAAATCCGTAAGGTAGCAAATGGTTTCATCCTTGTTGTAACTACACAAGATGACACAAAAGAATACGTCTACGACACTAGTCGCAAAGCACTACGAGTCATCAAAGAATATCTTGAGTCTAATAAAACGGCAGCATGAAAACCATACGAGAAATATTTTATAGCCAAACAAAGCATGCTGACAAGTGGGATCCTTACTTTGATGTTTATGAGACATGGCTATCTCGTTTTAAAGGTACTAGCCCGCGCATATTAGAAATAGGCGTGCAACATGGCGGCAGTCTCAATATGTGGCTTGAATACTTTGGGCCCGGCACAACAGTCTTAGGTATAGATATTGCAAGTCAATGTCTGCAACATGCCACAGCCGATATCAAAATCGTTATTGGTGATCAAGGTGATCCTAAATTTTGGGTAGAGTTTTTAAAAACGCACACTAACGACCGGTTTGATATCGTCATTGATGACGGTGGGCATTGTATGAATCAAATGATTACAACCTTTATGGCACTATCGCTAATAGTTGCCGATGGCGGCATCTATATGATTGAAGACACTCACACTGCTTACTGGTCGGATAGTAGATTATTTGGGTCGCATCACGGACACCATGGTCTCGGTAACCCTAGCAACATACTTGAGTTTACCAAGGATGCAGTTGATGTTATTAACCGCGAACATATTGAACCGCATGCGGGGATGATTCCGCAAATAGATCCAAAAATCACAGACCTATATAAAAATGTAAAAGGTTTACACTATTACAATAGCATGATTGTTTTTGAAATAGGTCCACAAACATCGTTTACACGTTGTTTAAATTCTGGCATCAAGATGTAACTTGATTAAATACACAACATAGAGTAAAATTTCAATGAGCAAGAGAGTACTTATCACCGGCGGCGCCGGTTTCATCGCACATCACGTAATAGATAAAATCCTAACAGAAACTGATTGGAATATTGTCTGTCTAGACCGCCTGGATATTTCGGGAAACCTAAATCGCCTGCACGATGTATTGCAAGAGTATGATGCTAAAATGGTATCACAGCGCATGCATATCGTATTTCATGATCTCAAAGCAGAATTGAATGAGATGATAGTCAAGGATATTGGTGCAATTGATGTGGTACTGCATCTAGCAGCCGGTAGCCACGTGGATCGTAGCATTACATATCCTATGGAATTTGTACTAGACAATACTGTGGGCACTGTCAACATGTTGGAGTATGCCCGCAAGTACCTGCCCAATTTGGACCGGTTTGTTTATTTTAGCACAGACGAAATATTTGGTGTTGCTCCTCCGGGAGTTAACTATAAAGAGTATGATCGCTATAATAGCACTAATCCCTACAGTGCTAGTAAAGCAGCCGCAGAGGAATTCTGTGTGGCATATGAGAATACCTATAAGCTACCTATTGTTGTTACCCACACAATGAATGTGTTTGGTGAACGCCAGCATCCTGAAAAGTTTATTCCCATGTGCATACAGCGAGCCCGGGATGGCGAACGGGTTTACATCCATGCCAATCCCGAAAAGACCCAGGCCGGCACACGCATGTACATCCATGCTAGAGATGTGGCAGAGGGATTAATGTTTATCTTAAACACACTTCCAAAAGACTATAAACACACAGGCGACTACGGCACTGCACATTGCCCTAAGTTTAACCTAGTGGGCACAGAAGAGATAGATAATCTAAGACTGGCACAAATGATCGCTGCTGCACAGGGTCAAGAATTAAACTATGAACTTGTTGATTTCCATGGAAGCCGGCCCGGACATGATCTACGCTATGCCTTAGATGGTGGATTGTTAAAGAGTCTAGGCTGGGAACCGCGTATCAAATTGAGCGATCGCATTGCAGAAATGGTCCATTGGACCTTGCAAAACAACAGGTGGTTAAGCAAATGATACGTTCAGTTTTCATGATCACCAGTGCCATTAATACCAAATTTGGCGTGTACTCTGCTCAACAACGACTAGAACAAACGCTAGCCACAATTGTCAGCGTTCGGCAACACGTACCTGATGCTAAGATATTTCTACTAGAGATGGCGGGTTTACCATTGGCTGCCGAGCAGGCTGCGACATTATCAGCCCAAGTAGACAGCGTATTAGATTTTACTAGTGACCCCGATGTTGTTGGACTCTACAACAGCACAGACAATTGGGACGTGGTAAAAAATGTCACAGAAGTCATGTGCTTTAGCAAGGCACTCAAGCGACTGTACCGTGACGCTATCAAATTTGAAAACACCGACCGTGTGTTTAAGCTCAGTGGGCGTTATCTACTGAACAACCAATTTGATCTTGGTTGGTACGATAACTACCGAAGACAGCATTTGATCACTGTGGGAGTCAGCCGCAGCAGTCAATTCTCTTATGCTACTACGCTGGTAGAACGCCAGTACATGAGTCGTTTGTGGTCATGGCCTACCAAACTCACTGACGAAGTTATTGATGTATATGATCGTGGCCTTGTGTACATGGGCGACCGACTGGCCCAGGGTGGTTATGTAGACATCGAACACATGCTATACAAATTCCTTGACCCTAAAAAATTATTAGAGAAACAAATCTTGGGATTAGAAGGCAATATTGCCCCAAATGGGGTCGCTGTGCATGACTGATATAAAAACCTACACCAATTGCAATGCCTGCGGCAGCAAACACTTGACGCCAGTATTGGATCTAAATCGCCAACCCTTGGCCAATAGTTTCCTATCAGCCGGAAACATGTCAGAAGACACTTACGAACTGGCAGTATTACTGTGCAATGATTGCTGCCACTTACAATTGACTGTGGCTGTAGACCCGGACCTCATGTACCGCAACTATCTCTACGTAAGTGGTACTAGTCAAACACACAGAGACTACATGCAGTGGTTTGCTAATTTTGCCACCGAGTACTATGCAGCCCCTGGTCCTGCAAAGGTATTAGATATTGGTTGCAATGATGGTACACAATTAAACTTTTTCAAGAGCTTGGGTGCCGACACATATGGAATTGATCCTGCTACCAACCTCTATGCTACCAGCAGCGCAAACCACCAGGTCACATGTAATTACTTTGGTGCTGATATAGTAGATGAATTTGTAGCACAGCATGGAAGAATGAACTTGATTGTAGCACAAAATAGTTTTGCACATAATCACAACCCACTTGCTTATCTGCAGGCTATTAAAAAAGTACTAGCAGTTAACGGTCTAATGTTTATTAGTACTAGCCAGGCAGATATGATTTTGAATAATGAGTTTGATACCATCTATCACGAGCATATTAACTTTTACAACATCAACAGCATGCATCTATTATGCAAACGTGCTGGTTTGAATTTGATTGATGTGGTTAAAAATCCTATCCATGGCACCAGCTACATCTTTGTTATAAGTCCGTCTGTAGCACGTCCGGCCCGCATATGTAATTTTATTGAATTAGAACAAAGTCAGGGATTACTAGACCCCAAAACTTATCGCCAATGGGCAAATAATGTGCGTACCATGGTCGGCGGACTAAAGCAAGTATTGCAAGAATGTCGTCAAGATGGATATATACTGGTGGGCTATGGTGCAGCTGCCAAAGGCAACACCTTGCTGAATTTTGTCAATGAGCAGTTGTCTGTAATAATTGATGATAATCCCTTAAAACAGGGCTTGTATAGTCCTGGGCAGCACATCCCAGTGGTTAGTATTGATTATTTGGATAGCATACCGCCCGATCGGGCCATAGCATTTGTCCCGTTAGCATGGAATTTTTATGCTGAAATCAAACAGCGTATACAGAACAAACGCAACAATTCCTCAGATTGTTTTGTGCGATATTTTCCCAATGTAAGAGTAGAAGCGTGAACATATTAGTAATTAGACAAGGAGCCTTGGGCGACGTAATCATGACCACTGGTATAGTACGTGCCTTGGGTGAGCAATATCCCGGCGCTGTAATTGATGTTGCTACAGACAGTCCCGAAGTATTCCGCAGCAGCACTCGAGTGAGATCTGCTGCACCACGTGCTGTTTTAAATAGCGTTGATTATGATCTAGTGGTTGACCTAGACATGTCATATGAGTTAGATCCTGGACAGCACGCCATTGCTGCTTATGCTACTCGCGCAGGTATTGATTCCGCCACAACTGACCTGCATACTGAATTATTTGTTGAACCTGAAGATCACGCCTTCTTGGCACAGGCCAACTTACCTGAACGATTTGTTGTACTGCATCAACGTTACCACCATTGGTCTAATCGCAACCTGCCCGGTGATTTCTACATTGAACTGGCCAGTAAGATCATTGGATTAACTGGGCATGCAGTAGTACAG